AAAGACTGGCGAGGATGTCTTGATTCGGAATATCTTGATAGGATATCCTCAGACCATCACCACTTGGCACACATCTAGCCCGCGCACGGGTGCGTTGGGACCGACCTCTGAGGGTGCTGGGGGTCTAATCCTCTCTTTATGCTGTGGTTGTGTCTCCCTTCTCTTTGTCTTTGTCTCTCCCCCTATAGGCTTATGTCTCTCTATTGGCTATGGACTCCCTTATCGAGGTATCCTTGTCCATGCGCTCCAACCCTCAACGTGCTGCGTAGATCTACTCAGTCATTGGCGTTATTATCCAGCTATTTATCCGTACAGTTACGCGTACAGTGTTTACGTAGCTTTACACATTTTTACACATTTTCGCCTCAATTTCGCATCGATTTTTTACCTATTTTCAATCTTTTTTCGTCATTTTAGCCAATGTTTGCAGGGGTTTCGTAATATGGGTGAAAATAATCCTTGAATAATTTTAGCAGCATGGCATAACTGTATTTGTTCGCAGGGAACAAGACAGCCCGTTCAGACGACTGACAGAGCAAGCGGTGATGATGAAAGACCGCAACGAGATTAAGAAGAGCCTCACGGCACTTGCTCACCATCGACAGCGACAGTCGTTACCAGTCAAGCCGAATCCGCACGGACAATCAGCGGACGGCGAGTGTCAGACCCTTCAATCGAAGCAACTCGACTCGTCGCGACTCAGCAGGCAGGGATCTCCCTAGTGAACGGCTGACCGGAAAATCGAAACCCTATGGTCTGTCTAGTGTGGTGACTAGGCACTGATGAGATTCCCAAATCTTAGATGCAGCACCAATTTAATTAAAATAGGAGAACAAATGACTAAAAAAGAAATGATCAAAATAATGCGAAACGATGAAAAGAACAAATGGCAAATAGCAAAAAATTGCCTATCAGCATTTGGAGTAACGAGCATAGAACACAAGGAAGCTATGGCGAAATGGCTATCAGTCGCCACACTTTTGAATCAATGTGAAATTAAATAGGAGAAAGCAAATGACAGATACACAAAAACTAGACGCATTAATGAGTAAGCTAATTGAAGGAGCTAACCAAGCACTTGAGAGCGAACATTTAACACAATATGCGGGTGGATTTGAACAAGCCCGAATCAATACAAGAAAACGGGTAGCCGCACAACGGGATGCATTCACTCAAATTAAACGCCTTTTAGAAGGGGAGAGCGGACATTTTAGCGACTGTGGGATTCCCCATTGCACTCTCGAAGGATAAAATCGAAACGGGGTTCGCCCCGTCTGTCTAGTGTGGTGACTAGGCACTGATGAGATTCCCAAATCTTAGATGCAACACCAATTTAATCAAACAAAAGGAGAAATAAAATGAACATTTGTGAATTAAACTTTAAGCACAACCACTACGCTGGGGGAAAGCAAGCGAGGATTCATTTCGAAAATGGATACGGCGCAAGCGTAATTACTGGATCAAAAACATCCTACACGACCGACGAGCTGCCGTATGAATTAGCCATCCTCAAAGGCGAAGAGTTATGCTACGATACGGGCTTGACTAGTGACGTATTTGCCTATCAAACGGCGAAAGAGATTGAGGCGATATTAGATCAAATCGAATCACTTCCCAGCGCATAAATCGAATTTAAATTAAAATAGGAGAAAAATAATGGACAAAGAAAAGTATAATGGCTGGACAAATTACATAACATGGAAAGTAAATCTAGAATTATTAGATGGAGCTTCCTACATGGATTTTTCTGATAAGCATATAACAGCAGATGAAATACAAGATCATATCTGGTATGAGCTTACCGATGGACATCCGGACAATAAACCACACGACTTTGCGCATAGCTGTATGATCTCTATGTTGTCAGATGTCAACTGGGATGAAATTGCGGAGCATTTAAACGAGGATTAAATCTAAACGGGGAGGCAACTCCCCACAATTTAAATTAAAAAAGGAGAAAGCAAATGTTATACGAATATACAAAAGACGAAAAAAAAGACATAAAGAACACACTTAAAAAGCATACAAAATTAATCCATACGCTAGCGAAAATGGAGGATGATCTATTGGGGCAAAGAGTGCGTAAGATTTACGATAACGAGCATACGCATATATGCGAAGCGATTCATTGCCAAGCATGGGGAATCAATCAAGAGGTGAGCTATTTGGAAAGATGCTTCGAAGATCAAGCTATCCCAAGCTATCGATATGAGGATAGCTTTGAGGATGATAAAGAGATGGTTCAACAAATTAGAAAGTTGGTAAAGCATTTCAACAGCAAACCAAAAGTAGATTATCGCTACGCATAGCAAGGCAAGGCGGGTCGCTCTCGCCATCAATTTAAATTAAATAGGAGAAAGCAAGTGATAAAAGTAGATAGATTAAAAGGAATGTGCGGAAAATATAACGCTAATGAAGAAAATATAAAAAACGCAATGCAACATTTGATTGCATTAATCTTATATGGAAATGAATTGGAAATAAAAGGAGCAAAGACGCAATATGAACATTTAAAAGATATTGCAATCAATAAAAGTAAAGTAATGAGCGAAAATCAATGGAATGAATTAAACGATTATTACTACGTTAATATTTGGTTATAAAAATTAATAAGGGAGAAATAAAATGAATTATCAAAAGATACTTAGAAACGTAAGACGATCGGACGCACTTTGGAACGATGAAACCACGGAAAAATGTCAAAGAGTTATAGAAAAATGTAAGAAAAGATTAGGATATACAACAGGGTATTCCTCAAAAGGTGGGGATGCCTACGCTGATGCAATGTACTCATAAATTAAAATAGGAGAAAGCAAAATGAATTACTTTGAACAAAAATATGTATTAAGTGAAGATCTACAGGAAGCACTAAACAACCCTAATAGCGAAATTTGCCAATTATTAAATGAATTACTGGAGGAAGATGATGGCTAAGGAAGGCGATAAAATCACATTGAGAGATAATCAAACGGGCGAGATTCATAAAGGCAAATATAATTATGTTTACCGCACCACGCGGGGCGTATGGGTTCACACGATAGCGGGGAGGGAGATTGTCGGAATGATGAATGGCGATATTGGAAACTGTACGCTAGAAGATAACTGCGAAAGCGGATTATTCACATTGCTAAACGAGGAAGTTTAAAATGTTAGAAAAGGTTATCGATTGGGCTTGTGTTATTGGATATATAGCGGGCTTCGGATTGATGTTTTATGGGCTTGCAAATCCCGATATGGATGCTACTATTTTGGCAACTTATTTAGGGATGCAATGTTCATTGATGATCACAAATACACTAATTGAAAGAGAGGTTGAATGAATAAACATGAAGCAAATTTCTTAATGGCTGAAAAGCATTTGAGAAAGATGATGGTTCAGCTCGAAAGAGATATTGCTCAAACGAGGCAAGCATTAATTAGAGAACACGGACTAGAGAAAACATTAGAGATAGAAGCCGAAACGGCAAAAACAATTAACGAAAGGTATGATAATGAAATTCGAAACAAGTAAAGACGTAGTGGTCATGGAAGTTGAAACAGCAAGATTGCACGAGGTGCCTAGTAACGGGTTGCCAAAATCACAGCTCTACCTAGAAAGGGCAGAGGCGGAAAGCATGATCGATTATTTAGAGAATTGCTTATGCGAGATGCCAGCTGACCCCTTCGGTAGCACGGACGAGGAAATCGCTGAGATGGAATTGATCTGTAGCGAAATGGGTTATGGTGATATGCTGCATGATGAGGAACGGGCTAAATATAACGGAGGTGAATGATGCATTGGTCAAATGACTATAACACGTGTAGAACAATTGAGGATATTCCGCGCGATGAGTTGCTAGGTCGTGTTCTAAGCACTTACGAGTTAAATGTATTACGATCAGCAATCAATCAGTACTTGGGCGAATCCATGCGGGTATATGACACGGAATCAGTAGACCGATGGTCTTACTTGCAGGATATGTTGATCAAAGCGTCGGAGTATCGCGAGTTTAAGGACGAGGGAAAGGACTGCGATTATGATTGAGTTTTCATCATTGATAGTATGCGCGGGCTGGATGTTCGTGCTGTGGTTTATAGGCAGTTTAATTATAGGAGAATGAAATGATTAGCTTTAAAGTAGCAGGGCTTATGAGCCAAGGCGATGAGGTAACATCTTTACGCCCAACGGGTTACGTATTATTACAGGCTGAACCCGAAAATGAATACGACTCCGGAGCAGTGGCAGTTTACTATAACGACGTTCGGGTAGGGTATGTACCTAAGAAGGGTAACTATCAAAAGCAAGCGATCAAAGCTATGAAAGCTAAGGTGGTTGCTTGTTCATATGTTCACGCTTACGTGGACGGCAAGCCGCAGTGGAACGATGATGGAGAGGGCGAGTTACGTTCTATTCGTGTAGAGATTGAGGCTGAGAAGGAGAGCGCAAGCAAGGTAATAGGTGGGCATTACTTACGAGTAACTAGCTTCCTAAAGCATTTTGATCCCTATGGAGGAAGCGAGGGATTAATCCGCTGGGCATTCAGTCAAGGGGAAACCTTTGATGAATACAAGGATGCGCTTACCAAATGTGCCGATGATGGTACGTTAATGCATGATGAGATTGAAGGTTACTTCAAAACAGGTGAGTTTACAGAGGGTAGGCAGCATTTACCCGAAGGTTGGAACGCATTTGTAGATAAGTTTGAGCCGGAGTTTATCTTTGGTGAAGAGCGATTCTATGATTCAAAGCTAATGGTAACAGGTCAGCCGGACTTTGTAGGCTACGTTACCTTCAAGGGGCGGCGAGTCTTAGCTGTTGTTGACTGGAAATCTAGCAAGAAGCCAAGCTTAAAGCATAAATTACAGGCAAGTATCTACGCTAGCAATGTTGAATGGGAAGGCGAGAAGCCGGAGATCGCATTGATCGTAGCATTTGGTGCGGATAACAAGCAGAGGTTCAGTGCTTCGGCTGTTAGTGCGGATCAGATAGGAAATAATTATAAGGCGATGCTTCATGTGAAGCGTGCCATGGAGCTCGTTGGAGTAAGAATTAAGCCGGAGGATTGTTTATAATGGGAAAGGGTATGACTCCAAAGAAGGGGTACGATCAGAAAAAGTACGATAAGAATTATTCGCAAATTAAATGGAACACTAACAAGGAGAAGGACAAATGCAACAAATCATCGAAGTAACAGAATTGGAACCAGCTAACGAGTTAATGGGCGCAAACAGCTTTGGCTCAAAGACTTACGAAAACTGGTGCTGCAAGGAAATGGCACGTATTAACAACAAATTAAGCTCACGAGGTCAGCGTCCGGATGCAGATGTTGCATTCAAAACCGAAGAGGATCAGCGCGTTTGTCAAGTGGTTCGAATCATAACAGACGGAGAGTAATATGAAATTGAGAATGAGTAAACAGATGGATGATGTTGTAGTTCAGTGGCTAAACAATCATCATAACCAACCAGAGGCTGAGGCTATTGAGTATACGTATGATGTATGGCGTTTGCTATTGACGAGCAACGTCCCATCTGCTTTACTTATTCCCTTACGTCAGATGTTCATTCATGACTATCCCGAATTAGAGGAGGATCTAACATGGGTATAAAACTACAAGCTGGCGAGTTCGGGATCTTTCCTGCTCGTCTAGCCAAAGGGAGACCATACATTCAGCAGGCAGTGCTTGCTTGGCTATGGTTCCACAAGAATAACGAAACGAACAGTTGCTTCCCTAGTTTAGCTACACTTCAAAAAGAGTGCGGCATATCTAGTAAGCACTCAGTATTGAACGCACTAACAGCCCTTGAGGATGCAGGATTGATAGTAAAAGATAGGCGGTTTGATGACAAAGGAAACAACAAATCAAACATCTATCATATCATCTCTAATCCAGAGGGGGGTGGTGCGGGAGATGCACTAGGGGGTGGTGCATTAAATGCACTAGGGGTAGTGCAGGAGATGCACCCTAACTATAAGAAGGTTAACAAGAAGAATATATCTAACATAGATTACGCATCTATCGATGCTGAGTTTGAGCAATCATGGATTGCATACGAACGCAAAGGTAATAAGCAAACAGCACTTAGATATTGGAGGAAGTTAACAGATACAGATAGAGCTGAGATCATCAAAGCTATTCCGGACTACATCAAAGCAAGACCAGAGAAAAAGTTCCGTAAGGACTTTCAAGGCTGGATCAATCCAAATAACAAGATGTGGCAGGATGAGTTAGTAGTGGATGAGGAAGTAAATACAGAGCAGGGACGTATGACACCAGCTCAATTAAAAGAATGGAATAAATTATATGGTAACTGATAAGCAAGTATTAGCGGTTCTAAGACGCGGTGATGAGTATATGTTTGAAGCCATACAGATTGGCGTTAATGCCGATTGGTTCAGCGATTACACAGCCAAGCGTTGTTGGAACTTCCTTGAGGAGCTGATAGATCACAAGAACTGGGATGACCTAAGCGGCAACGTTGTTCTTGCTCCGATGTTCAGGGAAATAGATGGCGCACTTGATTACATGAGTAGCGACATACCCGAGTGGGGCTTCACTATTGAGGAGTTTACAGAAGGGCTTAGTCAATTCCGTGAGGAACATATTAAGCAAACCACCCTCAGTATATTACAGGAAGGAACCAAGAGGTTATTCGATGGAGAGTATACCGATGACGTATGTGCTTCGGTTGCTGACAAGTTGAGTAACACTGAGTCGGTTAAGATTGAGCGTTCACTGCACGATATAGCTAGTGATGCACTTAATATTGACCTCAAGGTGGCGAATGGTGAGCGTGTTGGTTTACCATTTCCTTTCGAGGACTTCCAGAAGCGTACATTCGGGATACCCCTTAAAGCTGTCACACCCCTCGCAGGGCGCGATGGTAAGGGTAAGTCTAGGTTAGCTATGTATTTGTCACACTATTGGCTACAGCAGGGCATTGCGGGGCTTTATATGCCCTTCGAGGATGGTGCTGAACGATACATGACAGCAATGGCGGCAACACATGGTAAGTATGATACATTTGACCTGCGTAGAAGTAATGTGCCAGAGACGTTTATCAAACGGCACACACGTTCTATGGGTGAAGTATCCAGACTGCCATTGGTTGTTGATGATCAAGCTACCACAGTTGAGTCAATCATAGCTAAGATAAGTAAAGCTAAACAGAAACACAACATCGAGTTCGTTGTCGTTGATGGCTTTAAGGATATCGTGAGATCATCGGGTGAGAATGCAGTGATGCAGGATAACCATATGTTCTCAGCGTTGAAGCGAGCAGCACATAAGTACGATGTAGCTATACTCAGCATCCATCACTTAACTAAAGTTGAGGATGAGAGTTGGATTAGTAAGCGTGACATCAAGGGTTCGGGTGAATTGACTCAGTCATCTCGTATGACATTGGTTTACCAAGACACAATGTGCACGCCAATATTAGATAAGTATGGAGTGCAAGCAGAGGATTGTATTGTACTCGATTGTCAGAAGGCTTCGTATGGCGATAAGGGTTTCGTTGTACTAAGACCAGACTTGGAGCGCGGTTCATTCGTGGAGTTAAGTCCATGCTTATAAAGACAGTAATATACAAGAGTAACAAAACATTAGAGCGAATGGAGAAAACCTTTCAAGTGAAAGGCTCCATGACCTCACAGGAAGTGCAAGTAGACAGAGAATGCGAAGGTGAAAAGGCTTCAATTGATTTTGCAAATCAGCCAGAAGTTTATTACTTAGCAAGTTATTACAGCAAAGATTTGCTCGACTTTTAGTAGCAAAGCTGTATTATAAACCACAGAAAATTAACAAGTAAAAGGAGAAGTAAAACATGAGTATCACAAACACAAACAACGGAACATCAGTACGTAACCCAGCAACAGCAATCCTAGAGTGGGATGCAATGGAGGGTAACTTTAAGTACTATGATTCAGAAGCAAAGGAACGGGCTTTCCTTAAGGGTAAGATCGAGTTTATTGTACTGGATCAGTTGAGTAATGTATCTGGATGGGTGCAGGATTTGGGTGGCTGTAAAGCACAAGAGACACACAATCTCAGCAAGGCTCCTCTCAAGGTGCAAGCATGGAAAGATGGCAAGCCTACACTGGTCAAAGAGGGTATGTATAAGGACATCAAGGATAGCTTAAAGGCTATGGGTATTAAGTATCGCAAGGTTGTTTACGCTCTTACTACTGAGTGTGAAACATTCGGAGCAGGTACAATCATCAAGCTAGACTTAGGCGGATGTGCTATGAGTCAGTGGATTGAAGATGAGATCAAGGATGGCAAGCAGGTAGCATTAGCAGGTGCTGAACAAGTACAGCTGAACAAGATGGTATCTTACATGAAGCCTCAGTTCTCAGTAGTTGAGCCAGATACGGCTGACCTATTGGAAGCTAAGGATGCGGACGTCCAATTGCAAGCTTACTTCGATGCACGTAAACAGAAGGAATCAACTCCGGCGGTACAACAAACAACGCTAGACAGCGAAGTTGAGTACGAAGATGACGTTCCATTCTAGTCTTTTAATTGGGGGTGTAAAAACCCCCTTAACTTTAGGAGATTACAATGGCACTAAAACACAATCGAAGTTGGTATACTAAGAAGCTAGTCGACATCGCTAAGTGGTGCGCTAAGGAACGCGACATGAATGTCTGCCAATGGTGCAAGACTGAAGTGTCCGGATGTAACGCCCATGGTTCTCACGTGTTAAACGTAGGAACCAACAAGAGCATGGAGTTAGACCCAGAGAATATCAAATGCCTCTGCTATCATTGCCATATGAATAAGTGGCATAAGGATATATTAGCGGCGGCTGAGTGGTTTAAATCCGAGTTCCCAGATAGGTATGATTACCTTATGGAGATGCGTAAAGTTAAACTAAAGATACCTACTGTATATCTGGAAGAGTTATACGAGTACTGTCGAGGAGGCAAGTCGAAATACCCACAGAAATATTATGAAATCATACAAAGAATAATGAAGGAGACTGAAAAATGAGCGAACTAAATATTATGCCCGAAGATGCACAAGCAAGAAAAAAACTGCCACTTTATAGTGGTTGTATTAAATACTTCCCAGATGCGTTGCTGGCTGTAGCCAAACAATCATGGGTGGGTAATGAACAACATAACGCAGGAGAACCTTTGCATTGGGCGAAGGAGAAATCGGCTGATGAGTTAGATGCATTGATGCGTCACTTGTTAGAGGAGGATTGGACTGCGGTAGCATGGCGAGCATTAGCTAATCTACAGAGACGGATTGACGCTGGCTATATACCGGAGGTTATGTTTGATGAATACGACTGAGTGGCTAAACTTAGCGTTTGAATTGGTAAGAGTATGGGCAGTAATTCTGCTGTTCATTATAGGAATAAATTACATTAAAGGAGATAGGTAACATGGCTTATTCAGAAAAGAAAGCAAAGGAAATCAAGAATTTGGCATTAGAGTTAGGCGTCAATAAAGCGGCAAAGAAACTAAAGATGAGTGCGGAATCAGTTAAACGCGCCATCCGTATAGCAGATAAAACAAATAAGGAGATTCAATATGTACCAGAAACTCAAGTCCATGGTGAAAGTCGTGTCCTCGTTATCGGGGATTTGCATTCGCCATTTGATCTGGATAGCTACTTCACCCACTGTGTCGACGTCGCAGCGAAGTACCGAGTTAATAAAGTGGTGTTCATTGGGGATGTCATCGACAATCACTTCAGCTCGTACCACGAAACTGATCCAGATGGTATGGGAGCCGGAGACGAGTTGGACATTGCAATTGACAGACTCCAGAGATGGTACAATGCATTCCCAGAAGCCACAGTTATAATCGGTAATCATGATCGATTGGTATCTCGTAAGGCTATGACTGCTGGTATCAGCAAGCGTTGGGTGCGGGATTACAATGAGGTGCTAGAGTGTGATAGCTGGGACTTCACTGAGCGTACTGTTATTGATAACGTTCAGTACATTCATGGTGAAGCAGGTACTGCACGTACTAAGTGTCGCGGTGATCTAATGAACACAGTTCAAGGTCACTTACATACACAGGCATACATCGAGCATTACGTTGGGGCTAACTTCAATGTATTCGGTATGCAGGTTGGTTGTGGTATTGATCACGAAGCGTATGCTATGGCGTATGCTAAGGCTGGTAAGAAACCCGCTATTGCTTGTGGAGTAGTGATTGATGGTACGTTACCTATCCTAGAGATGGCTTCTCTGTGAAGGCGTTGCTAGCATTGTTTGGTACAGGATGGGTGCAAACCCTCCTTGTATCAGCAAACATCGTTCAGGTCAGCAAGGAGCAGTATATTGGTGCCGCCGTTGTTGGCTTCTTTATTAGCCTAGTGTGGACTCTGAATGTAAAGTCTGTAGCATTTGGTGGATGGATAGAGCGAGTCGTGTACTCAGTAGGAGCAATGGCGGGTACGATAATGGGAATGACGTTAACACATTGGATATATTCATGAAGGCTGAATATGTAACATGGATCATACTAGGGGTAACTCTAGTAGGGTTCATTATAGATTGGAGTATGCAATGGATGTAGTAATAATATTAATATTATCATTGGTGGCTATATACTTGGGTGCTACTGATGAGCAGTAATTGCAAGTATCGATTAACATGGAACGCTTGTAATGGTAAAAGTAAAACTAAGGTGTTTGATTCACAGGCTGAGTCATTCGCATTCATTAAAACACAGAAGCATTTGTCATCAAAAGACTTTTGCTTATGCACAATAACAAAGGAGATACAATGAGTGAGTTGATTAAATTAATCAAGGTACTAGCTAAAGAAGTTTACGACAATGTTAAGGCATGGTTGTTATTGATACGGGATATTATCCTAAAGAAAAATGACGATAAGTAGTTGCAATATCATTTGATTATGGTATAAACATAATTGTCTCAAGGGAAGGTTAGGTGGTTTTCCTAGAGGTTGTTTCATTTGTCCTCTATTCTGCCGAGTTTGATGCACTTGGTTAAAACCACTAAAGCATTTTGCCTCAGTCTCTCTATCTCAGGGACTGGGGCTTTTTTTTGTACATATACCTTGACTAATACGCTTACAATTAGTAAGTCTATATATAACTCGTTCATCCCTAAAGGACGGAAGTAGCACATAGTGTGCGAAGGAACGCTGACAAGGAGATTGCATTATGTGGTATGTTACCAAACGTGTATTGTCAGGCGGTAGCCATGAGGTCTATCAAGCGCGGAGCCCTAGATTCAATGGGGATAAGTGCTTAGGATTGCTTGGCGATTTTACTGACGCTGTTTACCAAGCGCGTAAAACTTATAATCTAGTATCATCTAAGTAAAAAATTACCCCCTTGCTTTCGGGCATTGGGGTTTTTTTGTGTCTATATCTTTTTAAGTCTTAGTAGATCTTAATCATTGCTGAGTTGTATTCAGTGTTACTTAGCTTCACTGGCATATTCTGATTGGGATATGGCTCAAAGAAAAAGATTCGACCTTCGCATATAACGAATGCGATGGCGTGTCCTCCACCAGCATCCTTCTTGTAGCCAAACAATCCAGCGGCTAGCCCCTTGCCTTTTAGAACGCCCATCTCACTAGCGATCTTAGTCATCTCAGTCTTGAGTCGTAAAGCAAAGTCCTCGCAGTCCATCTCATGTAATACATAATTGTCAGAAGTCCACCCATCATCTATCATTCTTACAGCCGCGCGGTGCTTAATTAGAATCATAGTGTCAAGATCGACGTCAGCGTACTCAGAATCCATGCTAATGAACGGCACCGAGTTAGCAAGGTCATAGGTCACCTCTGGGCTAGATACGCTCAGAACGCAAATACAGACGATTAAGAGGGTAGCTAGATACTTCACGCTTTTGCTGCTGATTGACCGAACAGGAAATGAACGATGCTGATAACAGAAAGGCGGAACCAATCCTCAATGACAAACCCTTGGGCTTCGATAACCTTAATGCCACCACCAAACTCAAAGCCGAATAGACTCCAGCCACCAGTTTCCTTAACGATGGATACAGGTATGTCAGGGAAGAAGGCTACTGCAATTAAGCCACCAAATGCTGCGAGCATTACAGTGAAACCTACCACTCTGCGTAACAATACTGAACCGCGAGCGTTTGCTCTGTCCATGCTATCATCAGCTTGAGCCTGTCTTTGTACTGCCAACTCATACATCTTCTGCTGGTTAGCCAACTTCTGCGCTTGCATCTTCATCATCCAGCCACCTACTCCAGATGCCATGCCTACTATAAATTCCATAGGTAATCCAAACATAATCTCTCCTTTACTTAATAAATAATTTAATAGTCTCACCGAGACCGAACGAGTACAATACAAGCATACCAAGAGTGGTAATACTTACGTACTTAATTGCTTTTATAAACTCTGAGTTCTTTTTACTTCTTTCATCAACCACTGATATAGTATCAACTAGCACCTCTAGCTTTTCATCCATTCTATCAATGTGGTTGTCTAGCTTATCATTAATCTGTTGCACCATTATCGCCATTCTTTTTTCTTGAGCGTCTTTAAATAAATTATCAGGAACCATTGTATCTCTCCTCAGAGGGTAAGGGGCTTGCGCCCAGTGGTGACCACATTACTGCCGTCCTCGTATGCGTCAGAGTCGCTGTGATTAAAGTCATACAATCCTGTAACATCATGCGGTAGGTATGAGCCACCAAAGATGCCCTTGTCTGTATGCTTAACGGGTGCAGGGCTGCTCCAGTAAGGAGCATCTACTGCCAAGTGAACATCCCGATGTCTAGTATAGACTGGACTTGTGCTGTGGTTAAGTCTAATTGTCTCATTATTCAGTCTCCGTTAATTGTTGACGATCAGCTATAGTTAGCCACTCGCTCATTTCTATTCCATGCATTTGCAGGAAGTTATCCCACTGCTCGATATCATCTTCTGTGACCTTGTTAAACCTGTATCCGCTTATACCCTTGCAAAGACTTATTAACATATCTTCGCCTACAAGCTCATAAGATAACAAGAACTCATGCAGTTCTTTTGCATTACCTTCCTCGTCTAACCCATCGGGGTCATCAAGAGGGGCATCTACCGCAAGCATTTGGGGTGCGGTTAACACCCATGCGTAGTACGCCCCATTGCTATGTCTAAACTTTTGATAAGGGCTTGGTGTTACTTCTAATTCTTCCATCATATCTCCTATCCCGCAAAGGTTACAAATCCACTACCATCTACTATAAAGTCACCATTAACGTCGCGTAATGCACCAGAGGTTCCTCCGAAGTAACGCTCGTTTTTAAGCACGTCATTTGGTAAGAAGTCCTTATCTAGGTTGTATTGTGCAACAGCAATAACTCTCCCATCAGCAACCTTAACCCACACGCGATGGTATCCGTTGCGGTTAGCAGCATGATCTATCAGTTGTGCAAAGGTCTTTTCGTCCTGAGCAGAACCATCTGCACTCCAGAAGCTAACAGTGCCAGAAGTGAACACAGAGTCCGTCTGAATCAAGTCTACCTCAGAGTTATTGTCTAAGGCGGGTTGATTGCTAATGGCTAGGTTGCCTGCAGCGTAGTCTGCACTC